AGCATAAGGGTTTTGAGACCACCCATGAGCACCAGCAGAACTAGCATAAATTAACCTTACATCATTCTCTCCACAATAATCAAAGATAGGTTTAGACTTCTCTACATTATTTTCCCAGAACCTATCAGGATCTTCAAAACTTTCTCTAAGAGCAGCAAAGGCAGCAAGATGAATGACATAATCATACTTCTCCTTTGGTTTAAAGAATCCTATATCATCAGGAAAATCTAAACCATAAAGATCCCATCTTTCATTTTGCCACTCACCATAACAGTTAGACTCTTGAATAAAACTCCACAAGTGGCTTCCTATGAAACCCTTATGTCCTGTGATTAATACTTTCCTACCTTCATAAAATTCTAGTTTCATGTTACCGTCCAATCAATAACAGTGCGGATCTCTTGGTTATACTTCCAGATCTCCTTGAACATATCAGCATTGATGTCCTCTTTTTCCAATTGGACAATCAACGAATTGATATCCTTAGGGAAGCAAGTTCCACCAAAACCCCTGTCACCATCTATACCAGGTACTCTAGTATGTGATGTACCGATTCTACTATCAGCAGTCACACCCTCTACCACATTCTTATAATCCATACCCACTTTCTCGCACATATCATATATCTTATTAAAATATGCTACCTTATAAGCCAAGAAGGTATTAGAGAAATACTTTACTGCTTCACTCTCATCAGAAGTCATCGTAATAACTGGAGTTTCATGGAAGAATCTCCAATAAAAATTAGCTGCATCTCTTGTAGCATATTGATTTCCACCTATTACAGTTCTCTCTGCATTCTTAAAA